ATATCCATCGAGTAGTAAACTTGAGTGGAATATGATTTATCTGCTCGTTCTGAAATTTTAGCAGTCACATCCTTGCCGATAGCTAGTTTGACCGCATCCTCTGTGAATGCGAACACTAAACGATCGGTTGTGTATGTTGAGTCTTTGTTAAGACGTGTTGACATTATAAATTCAAAACCTAAGAAACTATTTACAGTTCCTGTAGCTAATGCTTTTACAACAGCATAGTCACTAGAAGTGACCTCTGTTACAGCAAGCAAATCTTGAATTTGTTTTGGACCACAAACTAGAAATCTCTTCAAAGAAGGATCTACATCGTTATTGTCCAAAATGTATTTAGCAGATCTAAGTTTTGCAATTGTCAAACCGTCTGATTGGTCTGAAGTTGCAGTCTTTTGACCGCTTGGTAGAGAAGTTGACGTTCCACCAGATACGCCAGTATTTGCATCAGCGTTCATTGCAGTTATGATTACATCGTCTATTGAACGATTCATCGCTGCTGCTGCTGCTTTAGCGTAAGTTGATGTAGGATCAATGAGCATTCTCACTTTATCCGCATCGTCAACTAAGTCTCCCCATTCGTAGGTATCCAAACTAACTTTCCGTCTGGAATGTGGTGTATCAATTTGAGGAGTCGAACCATGTCTGCTCGTTCTTAACTGTGCAGCGGTTACGCCTATCTGATCAAAGAAGGCTGACTTCCCACGAATTGATTCCACATCTACAGCTGATCGTAGCTTAGAACCTGTTTGTTGTGCCAGTAACGACACGTTAGCCGAATACTGTTCAACAAATGAAGTTGTAATTTGTGATGACATATTACATTCTCCTATGGTTAGTTGTTGTTAAATATTTCGGTTGATTATCCTTGAAGGATCTTCCTGTAATTTACATCTACTCGATGCTAGTCTTTCCTAATGTCAACAAAGGTCTTACGATTGTCTTTGTATTTTATTTATCTAATTGCTTAGACAAATTCTATTCAACATTTTCTTCGTTATTCTTTTTACGAATTAATGCTGCTACTTCTTCAACAGCTTCAGCATGACCTGGATGTCTTTTATCCCAGTACGCTGAACCTTCTTGTTGTAAAGATGCAATTTGTTTATTAATTTCTGGAACTGTTAAGAAAGGAACACTGTCTCCTTTTACCATAACATCCTCAGATAATTTATTTGCTAAATTAACAAATGCTTTAATCACCGTTGGATTATCTCCTAAACGAGATCCATCTTGTAAAAGAGTATCTGTAACAAATTCTTTTCCAAGTGTAGCATGAGCTAAATTTTTCGCAGATTGTATTTGTCTATCAAAGGTAGCGCCATATTCTTTTCTCAACTCTTTTTCAGATTCTTCTTGAGAAACTTTCATGTGAGCTGTTTGGTCGTCCACACCTTTATTAATAACACCGTTATAATATTTCATTATGCCTTGAGCTTGATGAGGCAATAAACCAAGTTTAACTGCTTCATTACTAAAGTTCTTTAAAACATCATCTTCAATTCGATGATCTTCAGGCAAATCATATTTATAACCATCTGCATTTTCTGGTGTTCCTAATTTTTTATAAACATCCTTCCAGTCGTCATCAGTAGAATATTTATTAGGAACATTTATTTTTTCACTACCTACTAACTTTTGTGAGTGTAGATAAGACTTTACAAAATCATCCATATTGGAAAAATTCTGTAAAGATTTTTCTTCTTTATAAGCCTCAGGAATTAATGTTTTAAAATCAATTTCCTTTGGTTGTTCTGTTGTATCCGATGCAAGCGTTGTAGTTGTCTTGACATCAGGTTGAACTGGTTGCTGTTCTGTAGCAACCGCTTCAGTTGTCTGATCCATAAGATTACTCCTCTAGTTTTTTATTGATCATGCTTTTTATAAAAATCAACACACTGCGTTGACCTTCTAAAAAAGCTGTTTCGTGGCTATTGTCTTTGGCATGAGTAGTCACAAACTCATGACATCGTTTTTCTAAATCCTCGATTACTTTTTTTCCATCATCGGAATTGAAAACAATTTTGTAATTTTTTATTAAGCTAATTAAAGCTTTATTGCTGTCTGTTGGCTTCATCTAATGCTTGTACTGCTGGTGCAACATTTTTAGCCACCTGGCTTTCTTGCACTGCATTCATTAATTCTGCTTGTTGTTGTTGAGCTGCTTGTTTTTCTTCTGTAATTTGCTGAACTTCAGCATCTGATCTAATAACTTTAGCTGGTATTCCAAGAATTTTTATAATCTCTTTAACTAGACCTCTAGGATCCAGATAATCTGTAACTGGCGCAACTTGACCAATTGAAGCAAATATTTCCAAACCTCTAATAATAGAACTTAATTCTTGAGATTTTTGAGCTAGTGCAGCTGGTGAAACATATTCAATATCAATTTCCTGATTTGTTAATATTTCTGGAGCTGGTCTAAATAAATTATTTCTAAGCATAATATTAAATACTCTAATAACTGTAGGATTTAATAATTCTACTTGAAGCCTTCCTAAAGTTGGTCCAAGTATTCTCATTTTTTCTTCAGCTCTTTGAGCAACTTCCGTTGCAGTCATATTTCTATTTTCTGTAACTAATAGTTGATCAACATGGAAAGTTTGAGAAATTGCTTTTCTTCTTTGCTCTTCCATATTTAAACCTAATGGATTGTTTGCACCAATATTTAATGCTTCTATTCTATCTCTTGAACCAGCTCGATAATAATTTAATGAGCCAGGTGCAGTTCTTATAGGTAACATCATAGCATCGTCTGGAACTAGAAGCGGAGGATCCACTTGTTTCTGTGCCGCCTTTAGTCCAACTTCTACCATTTTGTTAAGAACCTTAACATCTGGTAATGAGTTCATGCCTGGCGATCTGCCATAGATTTCGTTTGACGCTTTTAAATAGCGTGGAACGACATAAGGAAACTCATTAAATCCAGAGATAGAAATTATATGTCCAGTTTCCATTTCCATATAAATAGAAATGAAAGGCATATTCATTTTATCCTTTTTCTTAGGATCATAAATATCTCTTGGTTTTACAATATGGCAAAATTCAGCTTCATCAAATCCAGATTTCTTACTTATATTCTGTAATTGTCTGCTTACATTATCAATACCAAATTTATCTACAGCTGCTTTTGCGCTTAATTTAAATCTTCTATAAATACAATTAACTAATCCTCTAGCATCTTCAGAAATAAAAATTTCCTTAATGTGTCTAGCAGAGAAACGAACAATATCATTTTCGTCAGCTTCAATAAACATTGCAGCAGTTCCGAAAGCGCAAAGGTCATGGTAAGTTTCAAATATTTCTTGTTGAAAGTTTGATCTTTGAAAAGCTACATACATTAATTCTGTAACATTTTCTAACCATTCTTTAGCTTCGTCATTTTCGTTTAATACTGCTTCTTTAAATCTTAATTCAAACCAACGATTAGCAGAAGATGTAAGCATTCCATGTAAGGAACTTGCTAATAATTCTAAGGAATGAATTGCTGTTGCATCATAGACCTGGATATGCCTTTTATCTCCACGAACTTTTTGATCAACAATATCTGATTTTCTTGGAATTATTAAATCCGCTACTTCTTGCCAGTGCGTTTCCCAGTTTGATCTTTTATCTTTTAACTGAGATAAATTATTTATTAACTCAGCTGATAAAGCTTTGTATTCTTGTTGCTGCATTTATTATCCTAATAATGTTTTTTTAGATAAATATATATCTTCATTTGTAGATGAAAGTTTTGTTGCTTTTCTACCTTTTCGTTTAATTTTCGATAGTCGTTGCTGTTCTGTTAATTCAAGTTCAGCAATAGTTGGTCCAGTAGGTGCTTTTTTTACAGCAGTTTTTTGAATGTCTGATCCTAATATTGGTACATTTCCAATTTGCGGACCTTCTCTAGTTTGACTTTCCGCAACTATATCTTGATTTGTTTTATAACCTTGCTTTCTAAGTTCAGCCAATGCTTCTTTTGATGAAAGATAATCATCATCCATTCTAATATCGTCTTTTGTTAAACCTGTTTTAGATATAAATTTTTTTCTTGATTTTAAATTTACCTTTTTGGCAGATTTTTCGAGTGTTTCGCCAATTCCTTTCAAAATTCTTGTAGAAACCATATAATCAGTAATAGATTTTTTCTTTTTTTTTTGAAAAGATTTTGCTTGTTTTTTAGTTCCACCTCCACCTGGAGATCCAGAACTTTTACTACCGCCTCCTAAAAATGACATAATTTTTCCTTATCCGATTAATGATTTTTGTTCGTATTCTTCATCTGAGATTTCATTTAAACCTCTTGATGATGTTAATATTGTTGACCGCCTTCCTTTTCTTCCTCTAGCTCTTCTTCTCTCATCTTCTTCAGCTTCTTTTTTTCTAGCTTCATCTTCATAATTTGGAACATCTTTAACCTCTGGTAAAGTAATCTGAGGCATAGACGGCATCTTTGGCATAAAAAGTTTAGCAATGAATGACATAGTTATTATCCTTTTCTTTTTTTTG